TAATCAAGATGCCCATTATCTCGCGCACGTTCATAGCGATCCCACTGTATGCGCGTAATCTCTTCTTCTTTCGCAGCTGCTAGCTTGGTAGCTTTCATTTTATGCACTCATGGGTGATTTGTACTTCTCATCTTTAAACATAGTCGGAAGCTTGTCCCGCCATGTGGGAACGTGTTCTATACGCTCTACAAAGGTACTAAACTCTGCCATCATTAATCCGAGCCAAGACAGCGCATCAACCTGATCGTCGTGTGTGCCGTTTGGAAATCGTAATAGCTCTGCTACCGCAGGACCGGTAAACTGCTCATTGCGAGGGAAGAACACCATCCCCTGCTGCATACGCCCTTGTATCGCGCGTGCCCTTGCTTCTTTGTCCCTACGACCCGTTTTCAAGTCTTTAATGTACGCTTCGAACAACCCGCGCTCTCGGATACGTTTCTCCAAGAACGGGCCAAGGGCCATTTCTATATGACCCTTCTCGATGCCAATCATGCTTGGCTTCCATATCTCATACAGATCGAGGATCTGCTCGACAATCTCGAACCCGTTCCACCGACCTCGCACAATGTCCACGATAAAAATCTCATCGTCCTCGCTGATGCCTGCGACCATACCGACCGTGTAATCGTTCCGGTCGTTCTTACCAATCGCCAAATCCCACGCCGCGTAGAACCTCATCCGATCGATGTCTATGTCCTCTGGGTCGTAGTACTGAATCATGTCCCGCGTGAAGTAATCACCGTCATCCGCAACGGGGTTCTGCTGATACAAAGCCGACCAATCTCTCGGGCCAACAGCTTTCTCGATTCGTGTTAACGCTTCTGCGTCATAACGCTCAGGGTGCAAAGGTTCACCCTGCTTCCGAAACTCTTCATCTACCTCTGCGACAGCTGGGTAGTTCACCACCTCCCACTGCTCGCCGTTGTCGCTCGCCTGCTTTAACAGTTTTCCCGCTAGATCGTCGTCATGCCAGCGCGTAAGAATTACCAGTATCCCGCCGCCCGGAGCGAGGCGCGTGTACGCTGTTGACGTATACCAGTCCCAATTCGCGTCTCGCGAGTTCTGAGACTCTGCGTCCTCTCTATTCTTTACCGGATCGTCGATGACAAGTACGTGAGCGCCTTTACCAGTGATGCCACCACCCACACCGGCAGCAACATAACCACCGCCAGCAGTTGTAAGCCACGCTTCGGCTGACTGTGATTGGGGATCGAGGCGAGTTCTAAAAGCAGACTTATATCCCTCTTCACGGAGCAGTCCACGAACCTTTCTGCTGAAAGCCATCGCAAGCGAACCCGAGTACGAACAACTGATAAATTCATGCTCTGGATGACGGCCCAAGTGCCAAGCCGGGTAAGAAACTGACGCAAGCGTACTTTTACCGTGTCGGGGTGGCATGAATAGCATAAGTCTTGGAGACTTCTTTTCAGCAACATCACGACTAAACTCCTCTAGTCTTTTACAAATATCCTTGTGTACCCAACCCGCTTGGTAGTCATGGTTAAACCGTTCTACAAACGGCAACAACCGTTTTCGCGTGAGGAACCGCAGCGCAAGCTCTGCTTTCGCCTTCTCTTCTACTGTCTGCTCTTTCGGCTGCTCCGGCTCAATAACAGCTGGCCGAACGTCCTGCTCCGCAATATCCGCTTTGCAGTAAACGCATAGCCGGTCGCCTCCTGAGTACAACGTCTCTGAATGAGAGTTGTTGCAGCGGATGCACGTTATTTTGTCCGAGTCGGTCATAACTCCGATTTTGGTTCTAAGTAGTCGATGTCTTTACCTGCGATTTTCAACAAGTCCTCGTCACTCATGCGTTCAAGCTGCTTGGTGCCGTTAATAGAGATGTTTACTTGTGTGGCATTGTCGGGGGTGCCCAAGCCGTGCAGCTTGACCAACGAATCGGTGGTGTTTTTCATTTCGGTCGCTGTAGCAGAAGCGTTGTACGCCTCCATATACATCATATGAGCGTTCTGCGCGTTGAACTTCACAGTCTCGCGCATCTCTTCGCGGTGAAATTCCATCGCTTGTTGGACATTTGGGCACTTCATCGCTGCGTAAGCGCAACTGGGGGATGAGTACCCCGCACCGCGACCCGCTGCCGCGACTGACATACCGGAAATATGCAGCATGACCAGCTTCTCTTGCTGCATGGTCAGCGAACCGCGCGCGAGGCCCATGTACGGCATCCGCGATTGAAACTCTAGGTGGTCACTGACAAGGTCAGTGGATTGTGGTTCCGCTATCTGAGTCAAAACTATAAAAACCTTCTGGTGATCCGGCATATATGAATGCCGGTGCGCCCTCGAATTGGCGATCCGCCACATCTCCCAACCAATCGTGTGCGTGATCTCTTGTAAAACCCCGTTTTACGATTATTTCTACAGCTTTATCGAAGTCATATGCGATAACTTCCACGCCATCACGCACCGTCGTGCCAATAATTGCGTCATCGAGGCCACTTATAGAAAAAAGCTCTAGTTCCTCGTCTATGCTCATGATGAATAATACCCCCGCTATTAATTAATCGCAAGAAAAATCATGAATTGTCTTGATCCACCAGTAAAAATTGTCTTCAGTAAGCTTATTTTTCAAAATATTTACACGATACGCGACTAATTGACAGTTATGACGGTCATACCCGCCAACATTTGATATGCGATCTAGGCTTGCGTTAAATTCTTTTTTCCCGGTTCCATCTCTGTGGTGCGTCATCACGACCCCGGACAGCGCACAACGCCCATTCTGCGCATCCCACAGGGCAACAAGGTCGTCTCTGGTAAGTGTCATTGTTTGACTGCGACGTTTAGCACGCGTTTTCACTACGACGTACAAACCGTGCAAATACACGACGTAGGATGAACTGGCATTCTTGTTGTCCCCCGCACGTTTGCAAGATCGACAGCGAAGTCTCCTAGTTTCGAAGTCGTCGATTGGCTTGGCAATTCCGCACTTGAGGCATATCCGCGTTTCGGGTTTACGATCCATGCTCCGAGGTTAGCATTAATACCTCAAGTATTATATAGCTAAATTTCTAGGAAAAAATTTTAGAAAAAAAATATTTNAAAACACCTTCTGAATCGCTCACGCACTATCTCCTCTTCCTCTTATCAGACACCCCCAACCCCGGATCACGGATCTGGAACCTTGTCTCCGAATATCTCACAGGAACCTTGTCCGAAATCGAGCGTCGATTTCATCGCCGCTCGGTGGGGAGCAGAGAGTGATTGGTTGAATGGTCAGCCAACAGAATAGAGAGTATATCGCCATGAACATTACTAACGCCCCCCGCAACATCTTCGCCAACATCAACAACATTGCCACCCGCAAGTCCAACGCGTTCGCTATCTTGGTTCAGGCCAAGAACGGTTCNGTCTGGGAGTTCATGCGCCCAGCAACAACTGCCGAGGCAACCGATAAGCTGATCGCACAGATGCAGCAAGTGGGTCGCATCAACATCGGACGTGGTCACGGACTATGGACATGCGTCCGCAAAGCGCCCACCACGAAGAACGGTGCGCGTCCCGTGGTCAAGCGAGTACCGCAGGCTAACCCAGCATTCGCTGTAGCCAACGGCGTTGTCCACGTCACCAGTGCTGGCCTACTCACCACGAAGTCTAGCTTCGACCCCAAGCTCGCTCGCTCAGCCGCAGCCAAGAAGGGCCACGCCACTCGCAAAGCTCGTGCCGCAGCGCGTGCAGCAGGAGTAGCAGCATGAATACTAATCACTTAGAGATATTCGGAGTGTTCTCCTTCGAAGATTGGTACGAAGAAGGTATGTACAGCGAGCTTTGGGAACTAACCGACGAGGCTCTCACTATCATGTATGAGGCATACGTCAGAGACTGCCTCGTATGAGCCGCCGGGAGAGAGCCATCCGCGCCGAGTACAACAAGTACCGGCGCATGGGGTACGACCATGCCACATCCAAGGCGAAAGCCATCCACCACCACACCATGAAACTCTAATAGGAGAAACACATGAGACAACTCTCATTAGACCTTACCCACGGCGAACAACTGTGCTTTGACCTCATAGTCACGGATCTCGAATCGAGTTTAGCCTTCTGGTGGGAACATGTCTTTGGCCCCCGCTAGGTGTGTACCACATCCAAAATGTGTACCAACTTCAAAATCGACAATTTGGTACAAACAAACACCTTTACTATCATGCACTTAGGTAATGTGTACCATGTGTACCACCTTTTTCCCTGTTACTAGTGTAGTGGTACCCCTTTTTGTATACCTCATATTTGAATTGAAATTGAAAATAGGTGGTACACATGGTACACAGTTGTTTTATAACAACTTTTTGCGTGAAAATAGCCTTTTTTAGGTGGTACACACGCGGTACACATTGGCCCAAATTGGTACACATTTCCTCCAAAACGCATTTCGCATCACTTTTTCTCAAAGTGTGTACCACTTTCAAATCCCCAAATTGGTACACAAAACCACCTTAAAGGAGCAACTATCATGAACTCGACCGCAGTTCGTAGAGCGCAAACCGCTAAGCGCAGAGCGTTAATCGTAGAAGTCAGCCAAGCGATCCTATTTTGGGTTGTAGCAATGCCTGTCGCTTATCTATTCACCGTAATAATTCTGTCACTTTAGGAGTAAGAAGATATGTCAGTAGTTCATTGCAAAAAAGATTCTTTCGATATTTATATCGGAAGGCCGTCTAAGTGGGGCAATCCATTCTCTATTGGTAAGCATGGTTCTAGAGCCACGGTCATCGAATTATATCGTCGAGATCTCTGGGATCGAATCAAAAATGAAGATGATGATTTCCTCCATA